CTTCGGCTGCCTGCCGATCAGTGAACGGCCGATGGCGTCGGCGATCTTACCGCGATTGTCGGTCATCAAATAGACTGCGCGGCGCTCGACCGGATCGAAGGTCCACCCGTCGGCTGGGATGCCAAACGGGCGCAGGTAATTGGCCACCGCCGGGTCATGCCGGAAGCGCCGCAGATCGAGGGAAGATGTTTGGAAAGGCTCTGTAACGCTCTGGGAGCGTCCGTGACGGGCCTTGACGTCTTCGACGGTATCACCTACCTGCCGGACACCAGACGCGCCACACGACGCTGAAAAACAGTTATAGACGATTTTGTTGCCGGAACGCCAGGCAGTAAAGGTGGAGGGCCGCTGACACATCGGACAGCGACCCCGGAACCTTTCGTTTGGTTGAAGTGGTGGTAAGTCTATGATCGCACGTCTCGCAACAGTTCCTCGCCCGAGACTAGTTTGACGCGCTGCATGTCGGCCGTGCTGAATTGATCGCACGAGTTCAGTAGGCGGTCACGGTCACGACCATACATCACCACCTTGTCGTCGAGCGTGAGCGCCCAGAACGGGCCATCGCGCATGGACTGAATCATGTCGGTGTAGTCCATCGATTGTCTCCTTCTTAAACTAGGCGGCTCGCGCCTGAGCCTGTAACAAATCGCCGTAAGATACCTCGATTTGTTCGCCGGCCATAAAAGCACTCAATACAGCACCGCCGAGGTGATCAACACCTTTTGTTCCTCGGGCCGAGACCCATTGATACACCGCCTCTCGTGCCTTGGCCTCAAACAACCAGCGCGGCACAGTGTAAGTCTTACCTGCCGGTGTCATCATCGACTTTGGAAAAAATGCTCGCGCGGTTTTCTCCAAGTCCGTAATTTCTTCGACCATATCAACGCTGATATAACCAGCCTTTCCGCTCTCGGACCACGACACCTTACCCAATAAAACGGGTTCTTGCGCCCGCGCCTTTTTCTCGGCTAATTCAGCCCTTCTCTCGGCGGCAAAATCCGTGTTTCTCACCGCGTCTTTTTCAGTCCAAAGTTTGGGTGTGGCTGAGAGTGTCCTAGATTCTTCATCTAATTCAACCCGATGCAACGGAAACCAGACAGCGTTTCTGTCACTTTGTTCAATACGAATCTTTACCGCCTTTTGGCGGGTTTCTTCGATGGCGTGGAAAGTTCGAGATTGCTTGGCCATGGTGACCTCCGCTCTGTGTGTTAGCCAGCTTTGATTCCCATCCGAACCTGGCCGGCATTTTGGCCTGCCTTCAAACCGTCGGCATGGCCATCCGAGTAACCGGCCCGGCGGCCGAGGGCGAACCCCAGCACGCCGGCACCGACTAGCGATGCGAAAATTAAAACGCTGCCAATGAATGTTGCCATCGGACTACGCCGCCAGCAACGATTGGAAGCGCGGTGTCGTGATCCACCGCTGGACCTGATTACGTCGACCCGCCAGGCGCAACGCGCGATTGTCGTTTACCGCGTGCTGGGTCAGGCGCAACTCGAACCCGTTGCGCGAGTCCGAATATGTCGAGTAGTTGGTCATGGCCTGGTAGAGCGCCCAGACGTTTGGGCCGTAATCAGCCATATGGTCTTCGACCAGATCGATCATACGCTCCTGCGATTTCTCGCGCTCAAACATCTCCGAACGCACAAAATCCTCGGCCGCAACCGGATCGAGCGGCGACCGCGCCAGACGATCACACCAGTGTGTTTGGTGGTGAAACGTCTCAATTAGCGCGCCACACTCGGCTGCGAACGATGGCAGATCGAACCCACCCGAGTTGCGGCGGCGGTACGTGCTGTAGTCGCCCGTGACCAATCCATTCCAGCAAAACGAGTTGATCAGCCCGACCATAAACGAGTTCGCCGCCGTGCCGGTCACCGAGTGCCAAAGGATGATCTGCGGATGAACCGTCACCTCTTTGCGGGCCGTGGCGATCCGCCGTTCAATATCGTTGAACGTGTAGTGGCGTGCGAACCACCCGC